AGACATCATTGCCACGGTGGAGCATCAAAAGAAGCTGGCGCATCAAGCCCAGGTGGATGCCGCTGCCGCAAAACAAGAGCTTCTTGTGGTGCAATCTGCCATTGATGCCCAGACTGCCAAGTTGCACGAAACGGAGACCAAGCTGGATATAGTTACCAAGGAGCGGGATTCAGCCCTGCATCATCTGCATATGCTTCTGCTGATTGCCTCATCGCTTGCCGGAGGGTTTGGATTCCTACTTGCTCTTCGATTCGCTTCCATACTCCCACCCAATTTGATTGCCTATGAGTTCCTCTTCGCCAGCGGCATTGGCATCGTCACCGGAGGAATCACATGGGCAATTCTCGGACATCTGTAATTGCCGGGAAGCTGGAGCAAAAGCCACTTGGCTCAAAGAAGGCGATCTACGCAATCTTTGCCTCTATAGCTGTGCTGCTTGTCTTTATTGGTTCTGCACTCCTAATCCTGACACACGCAGAGGTGGCAAAAGATATTGTTGAGCTTGCGAACCTAGTGGTTCTGTTCTTCGGAGCAATGGTGACCACGCTCATCACGGGACAAGCTGCGATGGATTGGAAAGCAATCTCCGCACTTCAGCACATTGATCAGGACGAGAAGATTGAGTCCAATCAAGTTCTACCGGAGGAAGTGAACGAGCGTGTGGTGAAGCCTCGATACTTTGATTCCAATGACCGATAGGTTCAAGAACGAGATCATACCCTGGATATTCAAGTGGGAGGGAACCACGTTTGAGAATGACCCGGATGACCCAGGAGGGGCTACCAAGTTTGGAATAGATCAACGCTCTCACCCTCACGTTGACATCAAGAACCTGACTGCCGATCAAGCTGCCGGAACCTACTGGACTGAATACTGCAATCTACATTGCAACGAGTACGCACCGCAGTTTGATTGGGTGTATTTCAACTGCTGCGTGAACTGTGGCGTTGGTCGTGCAACCAAGATAAAATCTAGGTCTGGAGTTGATGCTTCTAAATTTTTGGATATTCAAGAAGAGTTTTACAGAGCATTGGCAGAATCTAGACCATCATCAAAAAAATATTTAAAAGGATGGTTGGCTCGCACTGAAGACTTGAGGGAGGTAGCTGGATTGGCATAGCTCTCCGCAGGAGGCAATAGGGGATACATAAGGGGATTCTGCCAAACCCATGTCAAGCCTAAATCAAGGGTATGGAAATATTTTTATTTTTTCTTGCAACCCAATAATCCCCATTCCATTCTCACCCCGCCATGACAACCAAATCCAAATCCCCTAAAACGAACGTGCCGTTGAGTGCCAACGGAAGATTGATTGCCCTCAAGAATCGTGTTGATGCGATTTCTCATGAAGTGACTGATCATCATTGGGAATACAAGGCACTCAATGAGCGAGTGACGATTGTTGCATCCATTGCTTGCTCTGCCCTCCTTGTTGCAGTGGTTGAGGGATACATCATTGTTACTCGACTTTACTAATGACTGCCGCATCAGCACCTTTAAGCCCGGAGGAAAAGGTGGAGATCCTGCTTGAGACTCTTGAGCATCTCCGCAACACCTTGGATGAAGCAATTTCCTATATCGACGATTCCACAGTGGAAGTTGACGATAGAGGATAAACAAAAAACACAAACAACAATGGAAAAGAAAACACCCTGTAAGAAACCCTGCAAGAAAGAGGATAACGATCACACGTTTCGTATCGTGTGGGATCATGAAATTAGTGAGAAAATCTTTCAGCTTGAGGCCAAGATTCTCTCTGCCACAATCATAGTTCTGGTCAATATCCTTCTGGGTATCGGAACGATCACCGCTATTCTGTTCAAGAAATGAGCGAACCAACCATCCAAGCCCAGTATGCGGCGGCACTTGTTGCCGCTATTGGTGAGCTTTCCAATGTGGCTAAAACGGCATCCAATCCGTACTTTAAAAGCAAGTACGCTCCATTGGACGCAATCGTGGACGCAACTCGTCCGGTGCTGGCAAAGCATGGTTTGGCAATCCAGCAGACCCCGGTGTATAGGGATGGTCTTGCAGGAGTGGTGACGATCATCACTCATAAGGCCGGACACTTGGAGGATTCAGAGCTTCTGCTTCCCCTTAAGGATCAGTCTCCTCAAGGAGTGGGTAGTGCCATCACCTACGCTCGACGCTATGCCCTTGCAGCAGTGTTGGGTCTAGCCACGGAGGATGACGATGACGGGAATGCTGGTTCCGGTCTTGGAAAGCAGGAGGCCAAGCGCATCGCCATTCAGAACAACATTCAATCTAGCGAACCAGATCGTCCGGCAATTGCAAAGGTGATGGACAAGAAGCAGGAATCTCCTCGTCCTGCACAGGCAGCGTCCTCTACCTGGCGCAACGTGGAGATCACGGATGTGAGGGTGGCAGCAAAGTCCAAGGATGGAGCCGCAAAGAAGTGGGTGCTTTACTCTGTTCAGTTTGACGGGAAAGCGGAAGCCCTCACCTTTGACGAGAAACTCTTCACGCTGGCCCAAGAGCTTTCTCTTGGTAAGGTGGATGCAGGGGTTGCTCCGGGCAAGAAAGACCCTTCCAAGTGGGAACTGGTTAGCTTGGCTCCCACCACGGGGGCATCAGCAAACATAACCTCCGATGAAAAAGCGTAAGTCTGGGACAAGGGGGGTGGCGAAAGCCGCCCCTCATATCGGAACCAAATATGAGAAATTTCTGGCAGTTTCTTGTTCGCACGGAAAATATGCCGATCCGACTGCGATTGAAGCAGTCCTCGGTTTCCGTGATAGGTGGTCACCATCAATCTGTGTCCATCTGGGGGACTGGTGTGATACTACTGCCTTTCGCTCAGGTGCGGCTGGTACGGCGGATGAATCGGAGCCAGTTGCCCCAGACATTGATGGCGGCATTGCATTCCTGCAAAAATTACGGCCAACTCATGTGCTGGATGGAAACCATGAAGACAGAATACCCCGACTGCTCAATTCAAATAACGCACTTGTCGCATACGCAGCGCATCAAGCCATCAACTTCATTGACGAGGCTTTCGTCAAGATTGGTTGCAGAAGGATTCCGTATGCTGGAGTTTATCAAAGGTATGTGGTTGGTGATGTGACCTTCACACATGGTACGATCTATAACGAAAATTCTGCAAGGGATATGGCAGAAATGTATGGAGGTAAGGTCGTGTTTGGGCACACGCATCGTAGCTCTATGGGGGAAGGACGCACTCTCAAGGAAAGCACCGGATACTGCGTCGGTACGCTTACTCGCAGAGGTGAGATGGATTATGCAAAAGCACGGAGAGCAACCCTCGGATGGAGACAGGGATTAGCCTTTGGGGAGATCGGGCCAAAGGATAGTGCCGTGTGGTTGTGTGCTAGGGGAGAGTTTGAAAAGGAATGGAGGATGCCGCTATGAAAGGCAATGATTGGTCTGAACTGATCGTTCAGCTTCAAAAGAAAGAGGAGGAACTCCCAGAAGAAGGATTCTTTACCAGATCTCAGTACGAGAAGAAATGGAATGTTAAAAGATGCGAAACTCAATCAAGGCTCAACAGGTTTCTTGAGGCTGGGCTTGCAGAAACAAAAAAGTTTCGGATTCAAACCGGAACCAGAGGACTTTACCCAACCCTACATTATCGAATCAAATGAAAAAACAAAATTCAGACTCACACATTGTAGAAGAGTATGTTGATTTGGCTGGCCCTTACAATCCTGCCGTGGAAAACCACATGGTTTGGCTTGAGACTGTGGTGAATGACATGAAGCGGGGGAATATCCCCTACCAAGTGATCACCAAGGACAATGGGTACTTCGTTCAACGCACAGGGATGATCTTGCCTAAATCCAAGAAATGAACCCCGGACTCAATGAACTGATTGTCATTGCTTGCGTGGCTGGAGCCATAGCAATCATGATCAACTTCCCCCAACGATGAAGTTCAAATCACTTGGACAGCTAGAGATTAATGGTGATAAATGGAAGGTAGGTTATGGACATCCAGGCTTCACCAATGGAAAAATCAATGATGGGATATGTGATTACGAAAGAAGGCGTATCGTCATCCATCGTGGATGCACTCGCAGTCTCTTGTCTGTGCTGGCACATGAAACAATCCATGCTTCAATGCCATTTGTTTCAGAAGAGTATGTTGATACCACAGGTGAGCTTATCTCTCAAATTCACGATATCTTTTCCAAAGAGCAGTCTGCCGGACATGGGGGAGGAGGTTCCTTGGTATGAAGATGAAGAAGATGAATAGCGTGGACTTCTTTGAAGAGTGGTTCAACACCATTGGGGTGAGAACCTATAGCCGCAACCACGGGAATGCTGACGGGCATCGTGACTACTTGAGCATGGCATTCCTTGCTGGGTGGTATGCCCATGATCGAAATGAAGACACAATCAAGGAGCTTCGGGAAGAGAACCGGAGACTTAAAGACGAAATCAACTGCCGACTAACATGAGCCTACTTCAAATATCCAGAAATGACCAAGTGCCTCCCGGCAATTACCGCTTCACAGTACCGGAGACGGGCTACCATATCGGGGGACTCTTCACCATCAATGAGCTTTATGAAAAGGTGGAACGACACTATAAGGACAACAACATCACTCTTCCCGATAACTGGAGGGAGTTGGTTATGGATCAGCTTTGCCGCCAGCTTCCAGAGGGATGGTGCTATTATTCTGATGGCAAACAATATGAGGGCAACGATTCAATTCTCTCCTTTGACAACATCTTGAAGGGGGTAAAGAGTTTGGCAGCAATTGCCAAATCTGCCGCCACCGGAGAGGAAGTGTTTGTGGATGAGTCAGAAGCAGAAGAGAGGGCCAAGATTTGCTCTCGTTGTTATTACAATCAAAAGTCCCAATTTTGCATGGGTTGTGGAGGAGCTAGGGTGATATTAGATATGGTGGGAGAGATCCGTGGACAGAGAAAAACATCCCTTGATTATGCCCTACAGAACTGTGGGATATGTGGTTGCAGGAATGATGCCATCGTTCATGTCAAGAAAAACCTCTTGCTATCCGGTGAGAAATTAGAGACAACTAACAAGCGTCCCGATTGGTGTTGGATGAGAAATGATGACCTATCGGAAGCTGCCTCTAAACTCCATATATGAACACAAACCAACCCTACGGACTTCTTGATCTGGACGTGGACGAAAGTCCAGAGGTTCCTAAAACTAGGATTAAGAGTGCTTCCAATGCTAGGGCCATGTTGTTCATGCTGATTGACGATGATCAGATTGCCTCTTATCGACGTTCCCAAGTGCAGGGGCAGATTGATGGAAACGCTCCATTCAATGATACCCAACTCAAGGAGATGGGTCAGGGGGATCGTATCAATGTGAACTGGGGTCATGCTGAAGCCAAGGTTGAGGCAGCGGTTATTCCTTATTTTGACATCCTCACTTCCGTGGGAAACTACGCCACGATCCGCACCAAGTACGGCAAAGATATGGGGAAGAGGGAGGAATGGAGCCGGATTATCTCCGACGAGTTCCACACCTTGTTGGATAAAACCAACCCCAAGTTTATCCAAGAGCATCAGGTTTGCCACAAGCAGTTGGTGATTCATGGTCAGGCTTGTATGTTCTGGCCCGATGCTATGGACTTCAGGGCAAAGGCCGTGGAGCCTTGGCAGTTGATCGTGCCAAAGGGCGCATCAGTTGATTGGCAGAACTGGGAGTTTTGCTATGTGCTTGACGAGATGTATACGGAAGAACTCTACCGCTACATTGATGATGCAGAGGCAGCAGAGCGGGGTGGCTGGGATGTGGAGGAGTGCAAGGAGGCCATCATGCAAGCCCGGATTGACGAGCAGGATCAACGTCGCCCCTGGGAGTGGTATCAGAAAGAATTCAAAAACAACTCCCTCTACTACTCTTATGCCAAGAGCAAGATCATCAAGGTGGCCCATATGTATGTGAAGGAATACGATGGTCGTATCTCCCACTATGTATTTGATCGTTTGAATTCCACGGAGTGGTTGTGTGCCCGTGAGTCCTGCTACAAGTCGTTCTCCAATGCCTTCACGGTGTTTCTGAATGGAGTGGGCAATGGATTTTACCACGGGGTGAGAGGGCTTGGTCAGAAGGTATTCAAGTATGCTCAAGCGATGGATCGCATCAACAATGCTCTCCTTGAGGGAGTGATTGTTGATTCAGCGGTGATGATTCAACCGCAGTCTGCCAAGGATGCTGAATCCCTCAAGACAGTCCAGATCGGGCCTTATCGAATCCTTCCCCCTGGCATGAACTTTGTCCAAGTGGGCACAACCTCCAAGTTGAATGGGGCCATGCAAGTTGCCCAGATGTTCCAAGGACAGGAGTCAGATGACATTGGGTCATTCATGCCTTCCGTTGCTGGTGGGCGAAAGAAGGGAAATAAGGAAGTTGAGGCAGAGATTGGCGAGAAGTCCCGACTCACCAACACCCGTGCAGAGATTTATCTTCAAGCTCTGGATGTGCATTACCGGGAGGTTTACAAGAGGGCTACCAACTTCAACGTGTTGGTGGAAGATCATGGAGGGGCACAAATCATTGAGTTCCAGAATAACTGTATTGCCAGAGGAGTTCCTAAAGCTGCCATGCTGGACATTGATTCAGTTAAGGCCACTCGATCCATTGGTCAGGGATCTTCTGCCGCTCGTATGACGGCAATGAAGATGATCCAAGAATATCTTCCACAACTACCGGAATCCAATCGCAAGAGGGTCATCAACGCCAACATTGCCGCTATTGCCGGACAAAATGGAGTGGATACTTTCGGTATTCCAGAAGAGGAGAAGCCAGATGGTCAGGCACTATCGGTGGCAAGCCTTGAGAACAATGCGTTCGTCACCGGAGGCCAAGTGCTGATTGATCCCGATCAGAATCACTTCATTCACCTTTCAGTGCATCTCCAGTTCGCAGGAGGGATCGTGGAGCAAGTCCAGCAGAAACAGCAAGATCCTCGTCAGGCATTCCAGACGATGCAAGCAGCTATTCCTCACATCCTCACCCACCTCAAATTCCTTGAGGAAGATCCTACCCGCAAGGAGCAGTTTGAGAATCTCAATCAGCAGACGAGTGAGTTGATGAAGATTGCCGATCAGTTGGGCAAGCTGTCAGAGCAGATCAACGAGCAGGAGCAAGCCCAGGCACAACAGGGACAAGGGCAACCTGACCCAAAGATGGCAGTGGCACAGAACAAGATCATGCTAGATCGAGCCAAGTTTGCTTCAGATTCCCAAATTAAGGCCGCAAAAGCTCAACACCAGATGATGCTAAAAGACAAACAAGTGGCTCAAAAGCTCATGGTTGAAAAAGTAAAATTGGCTTCTAAATACAGTTCAATAGCACCATAAAAGAATTGCTTGACGAATTTAATCGCAGGGGCATAATCGCCAACAACTAAACCAACCCCACAACACAATGCAAAACCCGACTGATGGGCCTAATGACCCCATCAATCCAAGTCACTACAAAAGCGCATACCCAGTTGAGGTAATTACCTTCACTGAATGTATGAATTTCAATCGCGGTAATGCGGTAAAGTATATCGCAAGAGCCGGGATCAAGGCCAAGGAAACTGAAGTGGAAGATTTAAAGAAAGCTATCTGGTATCTGAACAGGGAGCTTCAACGCCTCACTAAATGAACCCATTTGAACAAGGCAAGATTGAGGCCACCGAACAGATAGTGTCCCTCATCTACGAGCGATATATCTATCACCGCACCTTTCATGGGAAGGATTCGGAGATTGCTTTGGCCCATAAAAACTTGATCCATACGATTAGAGATATGCAAGCGGAGGAAATTGACAATGAGTAAGTGCCTCGTTATTGATCACGGATTGTTCACGGCATTTGCCCAGCGTCTAGCTGAAGAGCATGAGGTGAGATACTTCGTTCCCTATGCTGATAGGTCATTCCCTATCCCTGGCCCTGCATTCATTGGCGAGGGACTTGAGGGCATTGAGCGGGTCAACAACTGGGAGGAGAACCTAGACGTGGACTTCGTGGTGATTCCCGATGTGGGATTCATGTATCTGGCAGAGCATATTCGCTCCCTTGGTATCCCAGTATGGGCGGCTGGACTTGGAGAGAAGCTGGAAGTGCAGAGGTGGAGGGCAAAGGAAACCATGAGGGAGCTAGGTCTTCCCGTGGGCAAGACTGCCCTTGTGACCGGAATGCCAGCACTTCGTAAGTATCTGGAAGAGAATGAAAATGTGTTCGTCAAGATCAGTGGCTTTAGGGGCGTGGCAGAGACTTTTGCCTCCCCATCATGGGAGCATTCCCAACAGAGGGTGAATGAGTTGTGGGATGCCTTGGGTGGCCTCTGCAATGTGTTTCCGTTCGTGGTGGAGCATATGGTGGAGTCCGTGGTGGAAGCTGGATATGACGGATATTGCATTGATGGTAAGTTCCCATCCACTTGCTTAACTGGTGTGGAGGTGAAGGACTGCGGATACGTTGGGGCAGTGAGATCCTATTCGGATTTGTCTGATCCTGTGAGAGTGGTGAATGAAAAACTCACTCCATTCCTAGAAGAGGCCAAGTATCGTCAATGGTTCAGCACTGAGATCCGGGTAACTGACGAGGGCACTCCATACCTTATTGATCTCACCACTCGATGCCCTGCTCCTCCTTCAGCCCTTCTGTGGGAGATGATTGATAACGTGGGAGAGATCGTGGAAGCCGGAGCCAATGGAGTGCTGGTTGATCCGGTATGGAGGGCCAAGTATGGGGCACTGGCAGTGATCAAGAGTGCCTTTGCCGAGGAGAGATGGTGTCCCGTGAGCGTTTCGGACGAGTCCTCACGCTGGGTCAAGTGGCGCAATGCCTGTGTGGTTGACGGCAGGACCTACATCGTTCCCACTACTGGGGTGAGGATGTGTGAGATTGGAGACTGCATTGGCATTGGAGACACGATGGAGGAAGCTATCAAGGCTTGCCAGGAACACGCAGAGGGAGTGAAGGGATTTGATATCAAAGTCAATACTGATGCTCTTCCCGCCGCACTCGCAGAGATTGAGAATGCCGAGGAAAATGGCATCATCTTTTCCGATGAAGAACTACCAAAACAAGCAGACCTACTAGACTAATGACATTATCAGAATGGAGACAGAACGTGGATCTAGCCATTGAGCTAAAAAAGATCCTAGATAATCCGGTTGTGAAACACGCCTTATCAGTCGTGGACAACTTGAGCATGGCAAAAACCCTTGGCAATGGGGCTGGACTCATCCAGCAAGCAAACAACGCTCATGTGCTTTTCGGGTATGATTCCGGTCGAGCCTCCATCATTGCAGACCTCCACATCCTCTCTGAAGTGCCAGAAGAGCTTGTGAATATTGAACCCACCTACACCAACTAATTTCATATGGACAACAACACCACCACAGTAGCAGCAGACACCACACCCGTATCACCAGCAGAACGCCCCGGCGATCTATCCCAACTGGAAAAGCAGTTCAAGACCCGCCCCAAGTTTGAGAAGGTGGATTACAAAGCTCTCTCCGAGCTTCCAGAGAGTGCTTCCACCAAGGAGGTGGTTCCCACACCTGGGGGGCTAGACATCGTTCCAGAGACAAGCGTGAGTGATTTCCTCAATGCCCTTGAGAACAAAAAGAACACTGGCCCTATTGAAGACGAGCCAAAGGAGGAAACCAAGAAGGCAAGCAAGGCCAACTTGGACAAAGAATTTGACCTTTCCGATCTGGATCTTACCAAGGAACCGGAGGCAGTTGTTGAGCAACCCAAGACCAAGAAGAGCAAGGAGGACAACCTTGCGGAGCTTCGCAAGAAAGCAGAGGCAGCGGAGTTTGAGATCAAGACCCGTGATGAGAGGCTCGCTGAATACCAGAAGAGGGCAGAGGCACTGGAGGCAGAGCTTGAGCGCACGGCATTTGAGCGCAGTCCCAAGTTCCAAGAGAAGTTTGCCGCCCCATACCAGGATGCCATCACAAGGGCTACCGAGTGGGCCAAGGACTTTGCCGCCGACTCTTCGCTGGCAGAGAAAGCTCTCTCGCTGAAAGGCAAGGAGCGCATTGAGTTCATTGACGAGAACTTCGGGGGAGGAGCGGCATCTGCCCAATTCCTTTCCCTTATCAATGAAGCTGATTCCAAGCGTGGTGCTTTGGAGCAAGCGGTGCTTAACCATCGTGAAACTGCTTCCGTGTTGGTGCAGGAGGATGAGAAATCTCGTCAGGCCACCACCGAAAAGATCAACCGAAACTTTGATCGAGTGGCGCAGCATCTCGCTTCCAAGTCCGACTTCTTCCGTAAGGGGGATGACGATGATCACAATGCCCAAGTTGACCAGAGGATTGCGGCGGCAAAGAGCATCATCCACGCCACAGCTTCAGAGAACGACATGATGGTTGCTCCCTTCCTTGCGGTTATTGCCAAGGATGCCGTTGCCGAGAATGCACAACTCAAGGCAGAGCTTGCCAAGTATAAAGCGAGGGCGGCAAAGGATGCCGCAGTTGCTCCTTCCGTGAGGAGGGGATCTTCCGATGAGGGAGAAGTGAGGGGCAAGCCAAAGACTGCCGTGGATTCTATCCGCAATTATTTCCGATAAGTGAAGCTCCAAACCTACGGGCTGGATTTATCCAAGTTCCCAAAGGTATCGCAACTTGAGATAGAGTTGCTCATGGTGAAAAACCCTGACCCAAGCCGATTCAGTGGCTTGAGCCGGGGTCAACACATCAAACACGTTATCGCCATGCTCTGGCCTGACGTGATGCGGTCATGGAACGAATGGAATGAGCTTTCCCTGTGGGCATGGACGAACTACGACGAGATCGGAGTTACCGGATGTGCCGCTGCTGGAAAGACCTTCACATTCACCCTGCTCTCCCTCATTGAGTTTCTGGCTTGTCCTATGGGCACACGGGTGGCCCTCACGTCCACCACAGTACCATCTCTCCGAGGGCGCATCTGGGCCGAGATGATGAAGTTTGTGCGTCCGGTGTATCCGGCGTTTGGCCTAAATATTGTGGACTCCCAGACCAAGATCCAGTTCCAGAAGGGAGATGATCGAGCGGCAATCATTGCCCTTGCCGTGGATAGCGGGGCGGTGGAGCAAGCTGTGGGAAAACTCCAGGGGGTGCATATTCCCAGAATGATCATTGCCGTGGATGAAGCGGCACAGACCAACCCTGCCGTGTTCTCTGCGAGGGCAAACCTTCAAGTGGGAACGGACTTCTATCACTTTGTGGCGATTGCCAATGCTTCTTCCCAGTTTGACTCGCATGGATTATTCTGCGAACCCAAGATGGGATGGGGGTCATTGAACGATGATGATGAGTATTGGGAAACCAAGACCGGAGTATGTGTGAGATACGACGGGCTGAAATCACCGAACGTGAAAGCGGGTCGTCTTATCTATCCCTACCTATTCGCTCAAGAGAACATTGACACGATCAAGAAGAACTTTGGAGAAGGAAGCCTAGAATGGAACTCGTATGTGAGGGGGATGTGGAGCAAGTCAGGAGCTAGGAACTCCATCTTGGATCAAGCAATGATCAATGAGGGGAGGGCAAGAGAGAAGGCAACATGGGCAGGAGGGGGAATCAAACACATAGCGGCATTAGATCCTGCATTCACTAGCGATGGTGATGATTGTATCTTGCGATTCGGTAAAGTGGGTGAGGCAGCGGATGGGGATCTGATGATTGAATGCGGGGACATTGTGCGCTTGTCTCTCACCGATTCCGAAACCTATCCGCTATTCTACCAAGTGGCAGACCAGACGATTGCTGAACTCACCAGAAGGAATATCCAACCGGAGGATTTTGCAATCGATGCCACCGGAGCAGGAGCAGGAATTGCCGACATCATTTCCCAAAGGTGGAAGAACAATTTTATCCGGGTAAGTTTCGGAGGTGGAGCCACGGACGCTCCGATATCCATTGAGGATGAAAGACCAGCAAAGCAAGTGTATGCGAATCGAGTGAGTCAGTTGTGGGGACAGATCAGGTCAATCATCATGGCAGGAAGGATGAGGGGATTGGATGATCAAACGGCAAGGGAACTTTGCGCTCGCATCTACACGCTACGAAATGAACGCACGTTGCTGGAGAGCAAGAAGGACTTGAAGAAGCGCACGAAAGGAAACTCTCCCGACCGAGCAGACGCATTGGCACTGCTTGTGGAGGTGATGGTGACCAATTACGGATTGTCAAGCTCAATGGGGCCGTGGTCATCCAATGATGACGATTGGGAGAAGTTTGTTCTTGATAACGAATTGGAGTCTGACTATCGGTGAGGAAGCGGCTACAACCAGCCCTCACAACAAATGGAAAAAGTAAAACTGGTGCGTAATGCACCTCACCAAAAATATCACCTATCCGATGGCAC